GGCATGAACCACTTCTACAAGATGTGGATGGATGCTAAGAACGGAAAGAATGGTTATGTAATGAATGAGGTTCATTGGTCTCAAGTTCCTGGTAGAGATGCTAAATGGAAAGAAGAGACACTCAAGAATACATCTGCCAGACAGTTCGCACAAGAGTTTGAATGTGATTTCCTTGGTTCTGCTGATACGCTTATCAGTCCATCCAAGCTTCAAAACATACCATTTTCTGACCCAATTACATCCAATGCAGGACTTGATATTCACGAAAGAGTACAAAAAGATCACGAATACATTATTACTGTTGATGTTGCCAGAGGAATTGGTGGCGACTACAGTGCTTTTGTCGTGTTTGATATCACCACATTGCCGTATAAGATCGTGGCAAAGTACAGAAATAATGAGATTAAACCTGTACTGTTTCCCTCGGTAATCTTACAAGTAGCGAAGGAATACAATTTACCATATATCTTAGTAGAAGTTAACGATATTGGTGATAGTATTGCTGCTACATTGAACTACGATTTAGAGTATCCCAATGTTCTGATGTGTGCCATGAGAGGTAGGGCAGGGCAAATTGTTGGAACTGGTTTCTCTGGAACCAAAACTCAACTTGGTGTGAAGATGAGTGTGACAGTTAAGAAATTGGGTTGCGCCAATCTCAAAGCAATTATTGAAGAAGATAAATTAATGTTTGGTGATTTTGAGATCCTACAAGAGCTCACTACATTCATCCAGAAGAAGATGGCATGGGAAGCAGACGAAGGATATCATGATGACCTTGTGATGTGTCTGGTTCTTTTTGCGTGGTTGGTCATGCAGGAATACTTCAAAGAGATGACAGACCAAGATGTTCGTCGTCGTATCTATGAAGAACAAAGAAATCAAATTGAACAGGACATGGCACCTTTCGGATTTATTGACGATGGATTGGGAGATAATACATTCGTTGATGCTGATGGAACTCTATGGGAGTATGGTAATACTCAAGAACAAGTCAGTTACATGTGGAATTACTAATGGAATTAGATGAACAGTTTTCATTAGAACACTTATTATTTGTAGAAAGAACTTGCCGAGTTTGTGGGCAGACAAAAGACTTAATAGATGGGTATTATTTGATCAGGAAGCACAAGAAAATATTCCCATCGGCATACTCATATGAGTGTAAGGAATGTACCAAAAAACGGGTATCCAATGCTAAAAAAGCTGAGAAAACTTTGTGGGCATATCCTGACTGGTAGTTCATGCGCGGTTTCCCCATTTGAAGTAATCAAATTTCTAAATACTTTTAGATAAATTTGATATCTAAGAGGTAAAAAAATGGCAAGTCAAGTCTCGCCTGGTGTTGTTATTAAAGAGCGTGATTTATCCAATGCCGTTGTTACAGGAGCACTCGCTATCCGTGCTGCTTTTGCTTCAACATTCCGCACTGGACCAGTAGGCAAAGTAATTAACGTAAATTCAGAAAGAGAACTAATTGATACTTTCGGAACACCAGACGAGGCTAATGCTTCCGATTGGTTGGTCGCAGCAGAGTTTCTACGCTATGGAGGACAGCTTGCTGTTCTTCGCGCAGCAACAACCGTAAAGAACGCAACCAAGAGTGGCACAGGTGTTCTTGTTTCCGACAAAGACGCATTTGATGCTGGTGTTACAACAGAAAAATTCCTTGCTCGCTATGCGGGAACCGAAGGGAATTACTATCGTGTAGTTATCCTTGATCGCGGTGCCGATTACAAGGTAGCAAAAGTAAGTCACGGTCTTTCAGTTGGTGGCACTTTTACAGATAACGCTGGTGTTGCTCACGAAGTCTATGATGTTGTTGATGCTAATAACTTCACTATCGTAAAAGGAAGCGAAGTACCAACATCAATTCCAACAGGAAAAATTCTAACAACCAATTCGGTTAATGGAACTGCTGCTGCTGGATCTGCTTCTTATACCAACGTTGCTTATACAACCGATAGTGCTGCTGGAACTGGAGCAACATTTAATATCTCTCGTTCTGCTACAGCATACACTGTTACCGTATCTGGTGGTGGATCTGGATATGCTGTTGGAGACACTTTCACAATTCTTGGAACCGCTTTGGGTGGAGCTTCTCCAGCAAACGATCTAACATTTGATGCTGCTACAGTTGTTACCGTAGCATCTACAGTTTCAGCATATACCAATTCTGATTGGAATGCTGAAGTAATTGGATCTACAGGTTTAGCATTCAAGGCAATCGGTCCTCGTCCTGGCACTTCACCTTGGGCAGCAGAGCGTTATATTTCATATGACGAAGTTCATGTTGCTGTAATTGATGAGAGAGACAACACAGTTGTTGAGCGTTTCACATATCTTTCAAAGATCTCTGATGCTAAGTCACCAGAAGGAAATTCAACATACTGGAAGTCAGCAATCAATGAGTTTTCAAACTACATTTATGCTGGTCAAGAATTAACTTCTGCTGAGATCACAACTGCTGGTGAAAATCCTGGTGGAACTGCTGCTTCATACGCAGCAACTTCTGGTGCTCCAAAAGAACTATCAAGAATTCTTCAAACTGCTGGTGGAACTCTATCGGGTGGTCTTGATGATTACGCATACAGTTCCGGAGAAATTCAAGCAGCATACGATGCTTTCCTTGATACAGAAGAAACCCAGATTGACTTTGTTCTAATGGGTGGTTCAATGAGCAACGAAACTGATACCATTGCTAAGGCACAAGCAGTTGCTGCTATCGCAAATAGCAGAAAGGATTGTGTTGCTTTCCTCTCGCCATATGTTGGTAATCAGGTAGCTACTTCTGGTGGTGCTGCGATTACTCCAGCAACACAACTTTCAAATACAATCGCATTCTTTGACAACATTGCTTCTAGCTCATATGTTGTTTTTGATAGTGGCGTCAAGTATACCTACGATCGTTTCAACGACAAGTATCGTTACATCGGTTGTAATGGCGATGTTGCTGGTGTTTGTGTTTCAACTTCAGCAATTTTAGATGACTGGTATTCACCAGCTGGTCTAAATCGCGGTGGAATTCAGAATGTTGTAAAGCTTGCTTTCAATCCTAACAAGGCACAAAGAGACGATCTTTACAGCAATAGAATTAACCCAATCGTTTCACTTCCTGGTTCTGGTCCTGTTCTCTTTGGAGATAAGACTGCTCTCGCTTCGCCATCAGCATTTGACAGAATTAACGTTCGTCGTCTATTCCTCAATGTTGAGAAGAGAGTTAAGGGTCTTGCTGAAGGAGTACTCTTTGAGCAAAACGATAGCACAACCCGTAGTAACTTCACTGCTTCAATTTCTTCTTACTTGTCAGAAGTTCAAGCACGTAGAGGTGTAACTGACTTCCTCGTTGTTTGTGACGAAACAAACAATACTCCAGAAGTCATTGATAGAAATGAGTTTGTTGCTGAACTCTACCTCAAGCCAACCCGCTCAATCAATTATGTTACTGTGACAGTAACTGCTACCAGAACGGGCGTTTCCTTCTCGGAAGTAATTGGTAGATAATTAGTAATAGAACATAAACATCACAGAGGTAACCACTAATGGCATTATCAAACGTAAGTCAGTTTCTACAAACTATCGGTCAGGGCGTAAAGCCCAATATGTTCCTGATCGACGTTCAGTTCCCTGCTACACTTTCAAAGCAAACCGAAGATCAAAATCTTACAAATCTACTTTGTAAGTCAGCGGCACTCCCAGGTTCAAACTTGGGTGTTATCGAAGTTCCTTTCCGTGGAAGAACAGTTAAGATCGCAGGTGATCGCACCTTTGATACTTGGACTACCACATTCTTCAACGATAAGGATTTCAAACTCCGTTCGTTCTTTGAGCAGTGGGCAAACAGCATCAATACACACGAAGCAAACACAGCACCACTTTTCGTTCCTAACAACTCTACTGGTTACATGGCAGATCTTTCTGTCAAGCAACTGGAAAAAGATGCCAGCGAAGAGGGAGCTATTCTCAGATCATATACTCTCAAGTATTGCTTCCCAACCAACGTTTCTCAAATTGACATTGCTTATGATAGCAATGATCAGATTGAAGAATTCACCGTTGAGTGGCAGTATTCGTACTTCACTGCTCAACCAGGAACAAGACAGGGAGTTTCCGCGCTTCCAGTAGTCTGATAAATAGTTTGACTAACAGAGTTGAATAAGTAATTATGAGTCAACTATTTGGCTTCCAAATTAATCGCAAGGAGGCACAGAAGGGTCAGTCCCCTGTGCCTCCTTCTGCTGACGAACCCATCGCCGTTGCTGCTGGTGGTTATTTCGGAACATATGTAGATACAGATCATTCTGCTCGTAACGAGTATGATCTCATTCATAGATATCGTGATATGGCTCTTCATCCAGAAGTTGATAGTGCCGTTGATGAAGTTGTGAATGAGTTTGTTGTCAGTGATGCTCACGACAGTCCAGTAGAAATCAATCTTGATAATTTAGAAGTTGGTTCTGGTGTAAAGAATAAGATCAGAAATGAATTTGATCACATCAAAAAACTTCTAAATTTTGACAATAGAGCACATGAGATTGTGCGTAATTGGTATATTGATGGTCGTTTATTTTATCATAAAGTTATAGATTTAGACAATCCTAAAAAAGGAATTTTAGAACTTCGCTACATTGATCCACTGAAGATCAAAAAAGTTCGCCAAAAATTAGACAACAAAGCAAAAGATAGTCTTACTCGTGCTGCGATAAAAGGAACAGCACTTGAATATGAGTATGGCACATTTGTTGATTATTATCTCTTCAATCCAAAGGGTTTTTATCAAGGCGGTGTTCTTGGACCAATTGGAGATATGTCTCTTTCACAAGGAGTTAAGATCTCAACTGATGCGATTACTTTTGTTACATCTGGACTTCAGGATCTTAACAAAAGAATGGTGTTGAGCTTCCTTCATAAAGCAATCAAATCTCTCAATCAACTCAGAATGATTGAAGATAGTTTGGTAATCTACAGATTGTCACGCGCACCAGAACGTAGAATTTTTTACATTGATGTAGGCAATCTTCCAAAGGTAAAAGCAGAGCAATACCTTCGTGATGTAATGTCTCGTTACAGAAATAAGCTTGTTTATGATGCTAACACTGGAGAGATGCGCGATGATAAAAAGCATATGTCAATGCTTGAGGACTTCTGGTTACCTCGTCGTGAAGGTGGCAGAGGAACTGAGATCACTACACTCCCTGGCGGTCAAAACCTTGGTGAGCTCAAGGATGTTGAGTATTTCAAAAAGAAACTTTACAACTCACTCAACCTACCACCTTCCCGCCTTACGGATGACAACAAGGGGTTTAATCTTGGTAAGACCACAGAGGTTCTCAGGGATGAACTCAAGTTTGCTAAGTTTATCGGTCGTCTCCGCAAGCGTTTCAGCGAACTATTCCAAGATATTCTCAAGACCCAATTAATTCTTAAAGGTGTAATCTCACCAGAAGATTGGGATGACATGAAGGAGCATATTCAATATGACTTCTTGTTTGATAATCATTTCAATGAACTAAAGCAAATTGAAATGATGAACCAGCGTGTTGCTATTGTTACACAGATGGATCCTTTTGCTGGTAAGTATTTCTCTGTTGAATACATTCGTAAGAATATTCTCAATCAAACTGAAAAAGAATTCAAGGAAATTGATAAGCAGATAAAGGGAGAGATCGCATCTGGTCTTGCTGTTGATCCAGTCCAGACAAATATGATGGATACAATGCAGCAACAAAACACTGCGTTTGGTCCAGAATTACAAGGTATTCAAGCAGATGATAGTGCTGCCAGAGAACAAGAAGCTGCGGATGCCAATATGGAAAGAGAGATGGAAAGAGCGAAAGCACAACCGAAAACATCAGAAAACAATAAATAGACATATATTGTCTTAATATCATGTCTGAAAATAATCAAGAAACTGGTGTGGTTGATATTGTAAACAAAATCAACGACAGTGATAGGGCATCAGCAATTGATGCTATTCACGATTTGCTTTTTGCCAGAGCATCTGATGCGATGGCACAGTATAAGCAGATTGTAGCAGATACATTTTTTGATGAACCTACCGAAGAACCTACCAAAGAAACTACAGATGAAACTGATAACGGAACAGATTGAGGACGTAAAAGTTCTCACAGAAGAGAAAGATGGAAAAAAACTCCTGTATATTGAGGGAGTTTTTCTTCAATCTGAACTAAAGAACCGTAATGGTCGTATGTATCCTTTTGACATTCTCAATAGAGAAGTTGAAAGATATACTGAAGAATATGTAAAAACTAAGAGAGCTCTTGGAGAACTTGGTCACCCAGATGGACCAACTGTAAACTTAGATAGAGTATCTCATAGAATTACAGAATTGAGAGCAGAAGGTCACAACTTCTACGGTAAGGCACAAATTCTTGATACTCCAATGGGAAGGATCGCAAGATCACTCTTAGAAGAAGGAGTTCAACTTGGAGTTTCTTCTCGTGGTATGGGAAGCATTGATAAGAGAGAAGATATTGCGATTGTCCGCGACGACTTCATGCTAACTACTGCTGCTGATATTGTAGCAGATCCTTCAGCACCAGATGCTTTTGTCAATGGCATCATGGAAGGAAAAGAATGGATTTGGGAAAACGGTATTTTAAAAGAAGCGAAACTTGATAAATATCGTAAATATATTGATGAGGCATCAAGCCGCAAATTAGAAGAGAAGG